CCTGTATCTGGCGAGTGTCATCACTGCCTCAACTTCCCATCCATCCAGAAGATGGCCCGTAACTCTTTGGTACGATTCTATCTCAGACCACGTATATTCGGCAAGATTGGTGTATGCCTCCCATACACTATTATGGTCTGCGTTTAATGTAGGAGCATTTACCAATTCTGGCGGTGTAATACCTCTACTTTTTTCTACCTGTTTTAGAGTTTCTAATCGGCTGATCTTTGACCCTTCAGGGTAGGAATTTATCCAAAAACACCACCTACCATAGGTGACGAATTCATTGATCAGCCGTTGGTAAAATTTTCTCTATTACTAACAAATTCTATTAATTGGCTTACAACCGCAGGAGCATCTAAGTATAGAGACAATGCATTTTCATATGAAAATTTGTATTCTTTGCCTTCTTTCGCTATGCCTTTCCACCCAAGAGTGATTTTAGCTAACGCTTCAGCGTCCATGCGGTCATAATCCAGGTCTTCCATTTTACCGTCGGCCCTGGCAGAAATGATCTGGCTCGTTTGAGCTTTTTTCGCGGCTCGCCACTCTTTAGAATCTATACCCATAATTGAGATATATACATCGGTTGGTTTGCCATCAACTGGAGACAGAATATTTATCTCTGCTCCGTTGCCGTGTGATTGAGCTGTAGCCAGATCATTAAAGTCCATATTATGCCGCCGTACGAGTGATTACCAATTGTGAAGCATCACCAGAACTGTATAACGCTACAAATTCCATAGCTACAGTCACGGCACCTTCACCAGACACATCTGGCTGTCCTGAATTGTACTTGACATTAGGAATATCGATTTGAATATCATTTCCTGCTACATCAGTCAATGTACATACAATCTCAGATGCTGTTTCATTGATGAATTTCTCATACAATGTCTTGCTATCAAAATATGTAGTTAGTGTGCCAGTGACACGTGATTTGCCGATTGATGGACGATTGGTAGTGTCCGATCCGACAGAGAATAAAGGCTCCAGGCCATTTTCAATTGTCATTTCCAGGCTAGTAACAGTAGCGATTGAAGAGCCACCTTCCGTAATTGACCCTGTGAATGAGTCAAATGGTGTATTACCTACATCAGATGAATACGTGGATGAAGCAATCTCAGCCGTTGCTAGACTTAAGTCCTTGCCAACTACTGTAAAGGTAGCGGATACCATTGCGTTTGGAGCAACCGATAAGGCCAGAGAGTTGAATTCACAACCAGTATACCGATGAAATTCGGCAGTATCTAGATCAGCGAATTTACGCTCTAATGTGAATGATCGACGAGTCGTACCCGATTTCAATACGTTAGTAGTCCAGGTGCCACACATGACAGCTTCTAGAAGATCATCAAATGCGCCATATTCTAGTTCTGCTGAGACATCACCACCAATTGATTTATTACCATGCCGAAAATCCTCAACTTGACGATCACCACGTAGCTTTTCAGATTCGATAGCATCTTTAGTAAGAGCTAATGTCGTACCTGTATGTGGTAGAGGTGTCCAAGTTGGAGTTGCCGGTGTAGTACCGTATGTACTTTCTGCGATGTAATGCAGAGAGTGTTGTGCGCCGTTTGCGATAGCCATTTGCGTTACCTCGCGTCAGTATAAGTTTGAAAAGCCACTGAGACAGGCACAAAATTAAATGCGCCATCTCTAATAGCAGGACCAATCGAAGCCGATATAATCCTTACATTGGTACCATTATAACTCAAAGTAGTACCTCTTTTGAAGTGGTCTGCCACTGAGTCGGTGACAGTAGTTCTTCCATTACCCGCCGGGTAAACCACATCGATTTGGTAGACACCCCTAGTATCGTCCAAACCAGAAGATCCAAGCCCTACCTGTACTGTATCAGTCGGTAGAAATGATGGTCTTAAATACGTTGTACCTGCATCAGGCTCATATGTAATGTTAGACCACGCGATATCATACCCACCGGTCAACGTATTCAAACGATTATCGAATGCGGCCTGGATATCATTAAAAAATGTAGCCATTACTTTAATGCCCTCGCCACTTCAGATAGAGTCACTCTAAGCATACCTTGCGGTGCTAGGCGTGAAAATCCATTAATTGTCTTACCTTGGCCACCTTTAGGTGGATTAGGGTATCCGCCATACTCTAGAGTCAGAATATACGGTAAATTATTAGTCAAATAGAATGTCGACCCTAAAGGCATCTGATTTAGTACCTTCTGAGCCGTAGAAATCGTTGGTCCACCTTCTCTGTCTATTCTAGAAATAGGTGATACTGATGGCGCGTTAACTGTGGCTTGCCAATTGCCACGAGCAGTACCAATATCTACGGGTGTACGTTTGACAACAAGACTTATTACTTTAAATATTGTACCTTTAACCTGCTCTTCAGAGAAATTCTGCAGGTTAAGTGTAGCTAATTCGAGTTGTTTGGTAAAACTCATTTTCGCACCTGCAAATTACAAGTAACGATCGTATCACCAGGTTGATTATTGGAGATACTTATAATACGATAATTCTCGGATTCTATGGATACTGTGTCACCCACTTGGTAGGTATAGCCTTCAGCAAGTATCCTTCGATCGCCTTCTTGGACCGTTCCTTCGCCTCTCTCTGAGTCGGAATAGTCAAATACCGCACCGTACTTTTGATACGTAGAAGAAGACGGAGAAGTAGACCCGGTATTTGGGTCGTATGAACCGTCTGTCTTGCGAGTAAATGTAAACTGCCGACCGAATTTCTTTAATAGATCCGTAGCAGTTGATTTGACCCCAAGATACGAGTAGCTCATAATCGTGTTATCGCATACGCGCCAAGTGTAATTTTAGACAATGCCAATGATAAAGCAGGTGAAATTGTACGACTTTCACTCGAAGAGTCATACTGTACTTCAATATCTCCGATTTTTTCTCGTATAGTCCGACGCTCAAGATTCGCAATTTCCGAAATACCATCGATTTCAGACTTGGTGGCTTCGTAAAGGGATCGTTTGACATCTGGTGGTATCTCTGTCGCATCAGCATAGTATCCATCGATCAATGCTTCAGTTCTAGGCCATTGCAAAGGCTGATTTTCGTTAGCTTTGTTGCCGATGAAGTTCTGACGTTCCAGGAAATCCATAGCGCGAAGAATATTTTGTTCCACAGCACTATCGGTACCATAAGTAAACCCACGAGCATCAGCCCATGTTTTATATTCAGCCACAGTAACATAACTATTGGCACCTGTAACGACTGAACCATCTTCGACAACTAAAGCCATCTTTTAAACCTCTGTATATCCGCCTGATCTGTAGGCTTCAACCATTGATGGATGGACATCAGCCTTTCGACCATCTTCGTGTACCATCTTAACCAAATCGCTCGACTCTTTTTTAGGTCGACCGCGCTTTTTCGGTGCTTCTTTCTTTTCTTCAGTCATTTTGACCTCCAATAGGAAAAGGGGCGACTAATGCCGCCCCAATTACCTTAACCAAGCAAGACTGCAATGTAGTCAGGCTTCCAGGCTTTGACACCCCAAGATGCCGCAACCTCGATCATGGTCTTACGATATCCTTTATATACGCGGATCTCGAATACCAATCCTGAGAATGGATCTTGTACTGTCATAGCGTCGTCTGCCGCATCGCCACCATCTGGTACAGCAGGTGCTCGCATAGCGATTTCTAGAGCCGCACGATGGAATGCAACGTTTGCCGCATAGCTGTTACCAACAGTGATTGCCGCATTATCTGCGAGCGCAACACGTGATCCTGGAGCACCAATGGCAAATGAACCACCAGAAAGTGCTGTATTAACCACATACTTGTTGACAGAATCACCTGCGAAAGTAACAATGTCACCTGCCAGGATAGTACCTGAGCCAGTATCAGTCGCGATAGTTGTATCATCGACAGCGTGTGAAGCATCGTTCAACAGGTAGCTAGCACCAGTACCTTTGGTGTGATCTTGAACCTGTGCAGATTCTTTGATCATCATACCCTGCAGATCAAGCAATGTACCTTGACGCAGAAGATCGGTACCACCGGCTTCGTTAGCCTTCTGCAGTTGCGCAAGCTGACGCAGATTGGTACCCGCTAGAGTATTCATCACGACTGATGCTTGGCCATCATTCGCAGGCATACCGTTATCGACCAGAATCTGGCGAAGCTCTGCAACTTCTGAGAAGTTAGAACCGAATGGCGTAGTACCTGCAGTACCGAATGCACGTGATGCATTTTGGTACGCTTCGATTGCTAGGTCTTCTTCCATCTCGTTAACGAGAGTACGCATAGCCTGCTTGATTTGATCACCGTATACGGTCTCGAAGCCGATACCATTGTTCAAATGAAGGATATCTTCACCAGTATATGGAATCTGAACTGCGCGAGCGTTTGTGATGCTCAATGTTTTGTTGTCAACTGTCTGATCTGTTCCTTCCGGAATAGTCATCGCTTCAGTAACGTTGACAGCTGATGCCGTACGAGTGAAAGATGCACGAACCGTATCACCTTTTGCCGCACGTTCTGAGCCGTTTGCGTTAATAGTTGCCGATGGAATGAAGCCTACAAGCTCCCGTCCAACCACGTCAGCCGCTTTGTAAATGTCTGCGGCGAGATCTGTAAGTACATTAGCCATTTGGCCTCTCCTTATCAATCATCAATTACTTTGCCGCCTTCCTTCACAAATGAGGCCCGCTCTCGCTGACCCATTGCGTCAAAATCTGTACGGCTTACCATTTTCTCACCCGCATCGGCCCCGCCTTGCGATCTTGCGGCCCCGCCGCCCGTAGCTTGACTGCCATCTACCAGGAATGGGTAATTCTCCCTTATAGATTCTGTCAAGCTTTCTGGTTTAGATACTGTCAGTTGTCCCGACTCATCTAAAACCTTGATTTCTCCATCTACCAACGTTAAACGCTGAGAGATTTGTTGCTCTAATAG